GGACACTAAAATATGTTATTCTTGGTGATGACATACTTGTAGGGGATACTGCGCTTTATAAGGAATATAGAAGATTACTTCAACTCCTTGATATGCCAGTCTCAGAGATGAAAACACATAATAGTTTTACTTTATGTGAATTCGCTAAGAGATGGATATATCAAGGTGAAGAAATAACTCCTTTTCCCTTACCGGCTGCAATGGAGGCCAAAGGAAAATATTTCCAATGGATTCCATTACTTCTGGCTGAAGCCCATAAAGGCTACTCAGTGAAGTGTGGCATTCCTCTTGCTTTTAGAAAGTGACTTAACATAATGGAGAAAACTGGTATCTCTCCCCGTAAGGGGATAGTCCCAGATTCATTTCTTCAATCCCTTGAAAAAAGGGGTCACGTTATGTTAAGTGTAATTAATTACTTACGAGGTGAAATTCCAGCATATATAGTATTTTATGAAATTTACTATACTATTACAGGAAAACACCTTACCTTAGAAAATACTAAGGCAAAGGCCTTTTTCAAGGGAATCTTTCGTGAGTTAATTAATAAATCACTTTCTACCTATCTTGGTAAAGGTAAAACCAAAACCAAGAAAACTGGTAATAACCAGTTTCCTGAAAAATCTAAACAGATTTTACGGGTAGTACTCAATGGCAACAAGACCATTGGTAGGGATGATATGTTACGATTACCCTGAAATAGGATAAAAGCCAGAGTTCTGAGTCAATACAGACACTTCGAACAAGTAATTAAATTTGAAGACGCGGGTTTATTCGCATCTTTTAATTTTAATTACCCTCTATTATTATCCGCAATAACTATTGCAAACCCTAACGACATATTTGTCGGAAGAGATTACGATAGATTGAAGATTTTAATGAGTTCCTTAACTGATAAATTTATAAAAATTATATCAGGAAAGGAAAGTTTGAATCCCACTTTTGTCAGATCTCCAACTAAAGTTGCAGATCCAAAAGTCGGTGAAGTCTATGTTAAAACAGAATCATGAGATTGATTAAAAGATCTCATACCTCTAGCTAATGCCCACAAACCTTTTATTAAACCTAAAAGTAGCTTTAAGACTGAATTTAAAAGTCTTTATTTCTACCATCAGGTTCATAAAAAGGATTACAGGACAAGGTAACATACCTTACAAAAAGGTTCACATCTTAGAAAATAAGGATAAGAAAGATAAAGTACTAAGTATATAACCCTTCAAGGGCTAAACCAAAGTATTTTACCTTCTTATCTTCTAAGAAGCTATACTCTCCGAGGATCACAGGGACCTAAAACCCTGTCTGTCAACAAATATTTCAAATGAAAAGAATAGAATTAGAGCAAATTTAGGAAAGAAGAGAATCAGAAATGATTCCGATCCTTCACTTTTTTCCTAATGCTTTAATTTTAATCCAACATGAGAAAGGGTCGTTGACAGTATCCCTCATTATTACAAGACTTTAATCATATCCACCCTGAAAAATTTTCAGC